CCATTAGATACAGGATCAAGTTGCTTAAACAATTTACAATTCTTAGTAGATAGTGCTGATAGTTGGTTACAATATAGTGAATTAACTGGTAAATGGAAAGTAGTTATCAACAAGTTATATACTGGATATCCTAATGTTACTGGTTTATTTGCCGTAAACAGTAGTAATTTAGTTGGTGGTATAGAAGTTAGTCCAATTGATCTAAACGAAACATATAACCAAATTGAAGTTGCATATCCTAATACAAATATTAAAGATCAAACAGATTATTACATCATAGATTTGTTTGAGGAAGACCCACAGTTATTAAGTCCTAATGAAGCAATTAATCGTCTTAATGTTACATTGCCATTAGTTAACAATGCAGTACAGGCACGTTATCTAGCAGCAAGACGCATATATCAAAGTCGTGAAGATTTGGTTATAGCATTTAGATTAGATTATAGTGGTATACAAGTAGAAGCAGGTGATGTGATTCGTGTCACACATGAAGTATATGGTTGGACAGATAAATTATTCCGTGTCAATAATGTAGCAGAAACAAAAGATGATACTGGTAATTTGTATGCCGACATACAGGCATTTGAATATAGTGATCAAATTTATGATGACATTGTAGAAGATTATGTACCAGCATTTAACACAGGTCTAGAAGATCCAAATGTTATTAGTGAACCTGGCGCACCAACAATTGCAACATTTACAGATGCAAATGCACTGATTACAGGTTTTGAAATTACAAGTACAAGTCCAGCAAATGGTATTGTATTGTATATGGATTTCAATTATGGTAATAGTAATGTTGTTACAGATCATAGATTATATCGTACAGTACAACAATCAAATAGTGCACCATATGCTGCTAATACAAGTGTAACTATACCAGTCAATGATTTGGCTGCTGGTAATTATTATTGGTCAACAACTGCACGTAATAATACTAGTGGTAAGCGTAGTAATAGTAGTGGTGTATTAAATTGGGCTGGTGCTAATATACAACCATATAATCCTAATACTAATACTGGTGGTATCATAGGTAATCAAATTTCTAGCAATACAGTTCCATATAGAAGTATTGGTCCTGGACTTACTGCTGTAAGTTTATTAGCAGATGGAACATATTATGCTGATCCAATTGATTTTCCTGTTAATGTAACCAGTCGCACAAGTCTAAATCAACCAATTTATATAATTGGTACAGATCCTGGAAGTAATTATTATTATCCATATTATCAAGCAACAAGTACAACAGCAAATGGATATGATGCCAATAGTATAAGTTCATTTAATCCTTATAGTGCTGTAACTTGGCAAAGAGCAGACGGAGATTGGGATTGGTGGGTCGTCAACTGGTTATATGTTAATACTCCTATTGCAGCAGGAGAACAAATTACTACAACTTCATATTTACAATTTGTATCTGATATTGATGCAACAATCCAAATTACTGGAGTCTTTACTAGTGTATCATCAAATACAATATATGAAGGTAATGATTTATTCTTGAATACAATAAATTTAACAGCAAATCAACCTGTATATTATCGTTATCAAGATGTTGCATATTTTACAGGTACATTAGGTGGATTAGGAATTATGATGAGAAATATTACTAATGGCGCAAACGTAATTGTTGTTGATAGTTTACTACAACTAAGTAAGGCTAAAAATTAGTTATGACTAGAATAGTAGAATTAAAATTTGAAAATAAATTATCATTTATTGATAATGCACCATTACAGGAATTTATTGATTTTGCTAAAAATTACAATATTTTTCAAAATAGCAATAATAAAGTTTATCAAATACTTTGTGACAAAATTAAAAAACGATTAGATCGTGAAGGTCTGTCTTATGAAACAGTACGACCCGACTAAATAATATATAGGAATTTACTAAAATGAGTTTATTATTAAACGGCGCAAAAACAATGACAATAGCAGGCACAGAAATGCAGTGCCTCGAAATTTATACGGGTGAAGCGTATACTTTCCCATTAACATTTACAGATGCTAATGGTAATCCTGCAAACTGTCAATTACCAGCAAACTGGAATATTGCTGCTAGTGCCAAATATTATACATTGACTGATGTAACATATAGTGATGCTGATCCTAATCAAGTTATATTAGGTAATTTGACATTAGATGTCAGTCAACCAAATCCAGCAAATTATACATTACAAACTGCATTTAGCAATCGTGCTAATGGTACAGCATATTTGTATCTAGGTAGTGATATTACTGGTAATGGTAGTAGCACACCTACAGTAGCATTAGCAAATAATACTGCTAATAGTACACTATTTTTGGTTACATTAACTGTAACAAGACAAAGTAGTGCAAATGCAAGTTTAAACAATGTCAATCGTGAACCAATTGGATTTATTGTAAGGTATCAATAATAATGTCAGAAATTAATGCTAATTTCGTTGTAACGCAAACACCATTAACAGTAACTACAGAAAGTAGCAATATTACTGTTGATACTGATCCAATAAATCTTAATGTATTTGCATTAGGTTTTACTGCTGCTGGTGGTCAACCAGGTAATTTGCAATATAATGATAATGGTGGATTAGGTGGCGCAGCAAATACAATAGTCAGTGCGGGTAATGTACGCTTTACTAACATTAGTAATCTTAAAATTGCCAATGGTAGTAATGGATATTTCTTACAAACAGATGGTACTGGTAACTTAACATGGGCACCAGGTACTGTAACTGCTAATGGCAATGGTACACCAGTAGGTGCTAATACACAAATACAAGTTACTGATGGCTCAGGCAATTTCGTAAGTGCGCCAGGATTTACATTTGATAATAATACAAATGTTTTTACAACACCTGGTAATGCAGTAATTAATGGTAATGTAAATGCTACAGGAAATGTTACTGCTAGTTATTTTATAGGTAATGGTAGTCAATTAACTGGCATTTCTGGTAATGTTGCAGTAACTAATGCCAATTCAACTAGCAATACAACTTATTATCCTGTATTCGTATCAGGTATAGGCAATGTAGAACCACAAATAGATAATTTTGGTAATGTATTAGCCTTTATTCCTGATAGCGGTACACTTAATACAAATATTTTAGATATTTCTACAATTAAAAATAGCAATGGTAATATTAATATTAGCAATAATGTTGTAGTAAATGCTAATACAAGTGCAAATTATTTTATAGGTAATGGTAGTACCTTAACTGATATTACAGGTGCTAATGTTACTGGTACTGTAGCAAATGCAAATTATGCTGCAAATTCAGGTAATGCTAACGTAGCCAATTCAGCAACAACTGCAGGTACAGTAACAACAAACTCACAGCCAAACATAACTAGCGTAGGCACATTATCTAATCTTGATGTTACAGGTAATATTACAGCAGGTAATGTTACTGGTGCTAATTTAATGTCAGCCAATTATTTGGCAGGCACACTAACAACAAATGCGCAACCAAATATAACTAGTGTTGGTTCATTATCAAATTTAACTGTTACTGGTAACATATCAGCCGGTAATGCCAATTTAGGTAATTTAGTAACAGCAAATTATTTTAGTGGCGATGGTGCCAATATTAGTAATGTACGTAGTATAGCAAATGGTATATCTAGTATTACTATACCTACTGCTAATGGTAATATACAGGTAAATCCTGGCGGTATCACAAATCTTGTTACATTTAGTAATATTGGTATGAGATTGTTTACCAATGAAATTGCATTAGGAGCAAGTACTGCTACCGCTGATAGAACAGTTGCTATTGGATATAATGCTTTAGGTAATAATCCATCAATGTTGGGAGTTGGTATTGGTGCTAATACTGGTAAAACAAATCAAGGCACAGGCGCCGCAGCATTTGGCGCTTATGCGCAAGAAACCAATGCTGGAGCATATACAGTTGCAGTTGGTTATCAAGCAGGTCAAGGATATTTAGGTAGTGGTCAAGGTGCTAATGCAGTTGCAGTAGGTTATAATTCAGGCTATAATAATCAGGGTGCAAATGCTGTTGCTGTAGGTAGTGAAGCAGGATCATTAAATCAAGGTGTTAATAGTATTGCTGTAGGTAAATTGGCAGGATATAGTAATTTAACGAGCAATAGTATAGCGATAGGACATAAAGCAGGGTATGGTGCAAATGCTATACCTAATAATACAATTTACCTAAATGCTACTGGTGCTAACATGGATGGATCTTCAACATTTGATCCTCCATCAGCAAATGCTTTTTATGTTAAACCATTGCGTTTTAATGGATATTATTATGTTTTAGGTTATAATGATCAAAGTGGTGAAATAAGTTATTATAATACTGCTACCACATTTGATATTGGAACATCTAATATAACCACAGCAAATATTACCAATTTAACAGTAGGTAGTTCTTTTACAACATCTGGTAACATTACAAGTAATAACCTAGTTGTAAACAATTTTGCTAATGTCAGTGGTAATTTACGTAGCAATAATTTAACAGTCAATAACTTTGCTAATGTCAGTGGTAATATAAATGGTAACAATATTAGCATAACAAATAATTTGTCTGTTGCTAATGCTAATGTAAGCAATATT